CAACGCCATCGCGGTATTGGCAAAGAGATTCCCTCCTGGCATTCCTGCCGCTAGAGCATTGCTGAAGTCCTGCGCTGCCGCCTTTCCCGCATTGCCGAAACTTCCAGATGTGGCCATCTGCCAGCCAGCTAGAAAAGATTGCCCAGCCTTTCCGCCAGCTTGATCAAACTTCTGGGCTTCAGCGTGGGCCTTGGCGAACCCTGCCAGAAGCTTGCTATCATCGACATCCAATACGGCGGTTACTCTGCCTAATTCTGTTGTCATACGGGATCTCCGAGTTTCTTTGCGGTTTCAATCGCTGGCTGACATGCCTCTTCTGAAGTCACAAAAGTCTCAGGAAACAGATCATCAAATTTTAGCGGCGGTTCGTCACCAGATGCGAACCTGGACGCTACGGACACGCCCGTCATGAAGGCCAGGTATTCCTTGTGCCTTCGTTCCATCCGGTGGTGATATACCAGCGCCAACAGTTCATTATATGTCAAATTTCCAAGTTCAGAAAAATTTAGTCCGAGTTCGAGGTAGGCAAGTCGAGCGGCTTGCTCGCTTCTGCTATGATATTTTGAATCTTCTTCATGGCCGCCATGCTCAGGTTTGCGGCTTGAATCCTCCGAGCGTTCTGAAGCTCTTGCTCCGCCTTTGCCTGTTGATCTAAGATACTCCAGCTCGCTTTCGTCGAGGCAACTGTAGAAGGGTTCGTAGCCAGCATGTACGCCTCCAAAAGCAACCGGATGAGCTGCGTATTTTCAATGCCCGCGTCTCTGGCAGACGCTATGAGATCATTGATCTGCTGCCAACGCTCCTCTTCGGTTTTCGCTGTAATAGGCACCAGGTCTGGGCATTCGTGTTTCAGAGAATAGTATAGCGCCAGGCGCAGGACAGATCGGTTCTTGACGAAGTTTGTCATGATCCCGTCGCAGTCGATTAGACTGCCTTCAGGAATCCTGCCGAGCCTCACCAGCTCCCTGTATGCCTCGCGCTCGAACTCTTCCAAGTTGATCTCCGTAAACCGCAATGTGTGGCCCAAGAATGGCACGCCGTGTAATCCTTTTTTCTTCTTTTCAGACATATACATCCTCTCTGGAGGGAGGGCCTCGGCCCGCCGCCGTGGGCTTCATAGGCCATCCTGAAAAAAATCAGTGCTCTTCTTCTAGCTCATCTGAAGAGTCTATCGGCTCTGGTTCCTGGCTTTCGGCCTGGAGTTCTTCGAGCGTCTTGTGCTCTTTTCTGCACTTCTCACAAAAGAACGGCATTACGCGCTCACCCTGTACAACCTGTTTCGCGCTCCTGATATGGTCAGCGTGGCCTTCACGAAATTCTTCGGATTGGCCGCCCAGTCAATCGCCTCGATTATCGCGAAACCGGCTCGCATGACTCCCGCGCTGTAATTGTCATAATACTTCACGATGATCGTCGAGCCTTTCAGTGAGGCATAATCGAGCTCATCCCTACCACCAGAAAGATGAGTATGCGAGAATACCGACACCAGGCCCGTGCCATCCTCCCCAGATGGAATAGTTGCCAGTACCTTCAGGGCTTGAACATCTGCGTTGCTGTTGAGAGCCCCGATCACATCTCTTGCAGTGCTTGTGATGACACCGCCTGATCTGGCAGCTACAACAGAAATGTCGCTGCCTGCCACAGAGATAGACAGTGAACCGCTGCCTCCTGGGTTCGTGATCTCGAAGCTTATGTCATCTCCTGATGGCCCGCCGTCGAGATGCTGTAGCTTGATATGCGAGTTTGAGGCGCCCCCAGTAGTAGTCAGCTCGGACCTCATCTTCGCATAGAAGGCCTCAAGCCTGTCGCTCCAATCATCATATAGCGGTGCTCTCCTCGTGGCGGTGTCCGAGTCACACGTGCAGTCCCCGCAGACGGTCTTGTCGGCTGGGGCCCTGGAAGCGCACCCAAATAGCTGATATGACGTACAATAATGCCCGGTGTGTACCCTCACTAGATCGTCCGAGTTGAGCGGGGTGCTGAGAACAATATATCCAACTGGATACCAGACCTCCAATGGTGTCAGTGTGACCCAATCGCCCGATCCGTGCACTTGCTTCTGGAAAACTGGCACTTCATTATCGTGGATCACGCGCTTGGTAGCATCCGCAATTCTGTAGACAGTATACCTGGCACGACCCTCCAATGACAGCAAGTTGACCTCTTCCATTGCGTCATCAGAAAATTCATGATCGTTGGACAGATCGACGTATTCCACTCGGCCATAAGAAAAAGGTAGAGGAAGTAAGGAGGACATTCAAACCTCCTTAGCTTGAGTTGAATACAGCGCCGCCGGTGACATCAACAGTCACGCGGAACTTGAGTTCCTTCCCAGGCTGTGCGTCGACGGTCGATATCTCGCTGATGTAGCCCGTGAGCGTGTAGTTCGGCCCAGACGTGCCTTTGAGATATCTCGTGAAGTTGATGGGCGTGTGAGCGGCTTTCTTCGTGAAAAGCCCCTGCTGGCCTGGGTCGGGCGTCGAGTCGTAGATGAACGTGAAGCTGAATGTCGCATCGTCTATCGTCACGCCTCGGCGCACCGCAGTATCTGCGTCATTCGTGATGTCTTCCGAAGTCGTCTTGTCGGTTATAGGGGCGTCTGTTACGCCTTTGATCTGAGTCGATCCATCGAGCAGATGTATTTTTCCCGGACTAGCCGCAATGCTAGACATGTGTATATCACTCTCCTAAAATTCCTAAAGTTCTTCTGCTATCGCTGCCACAAAAAAAGCTGCGTAGCGGTATCGATTAGACTCATCTTTCCCAAAATACTCATGATATGGCGGTGTGCCACAGATCAGCCAATAGCCGGAGATCTCTGTGTTGTATCTCAGCAATTGCCTGATGTTCTCCATCGTGGTTCTGGCCGTAGCCTTCGAGGTGTTCCTGACATGCACATCGAAATAGGGGTATTCGAGTACCTGGCCGTTGTCGCCGCTAGCGAACTCTGTGCCCTTGATGCCAGATCCAAACACGGCTATCTGATTGTCTGGACTGTCTAGAAGCTCATCCAAAAAAATAGATGTGCCTAATGTGCCAAACCCCTGAGAAACCAGGTAAGCCGCAATGTCAGCGACGAGACTCATCGATCATATCCTCTGATCAAGGTTTTTCGTGCTGGCCTCTGTCGGAGCTTCTCATCGATGATGCATCGAAGATAGAGCAGATCAGCATCTGGCCAGTCATTGAAGATCTGCCGCCAATCAAGATCAGTGATTCTCATTGCACTCACCTCGGAACTACGTAAAGAAGCTCGATCAGCCTGCCAGATCCGACAAGCAGGATCAGCAGACCTAACGCGCCCGCGAGATACCATCGATCTCGCTCAAGCTTCTTGATCCGCTCATCCTGCATCCGCACGGTGCTGCACAGACCAGACTCGCCATCAAGACGATCCAGAATGTAGTCGATCTTCTGGTTCAGTTGTAGCAGTAGCTCTCGGTCCGTCTTTGGGACATCCGCAGGCAATTCAGAAGGCGGCATATGACCTCCGTACTATTGTTCCATCATCGCTATATACGGAGAAAAGAACCGCTATGTTGGCGGGGCTCTGGCATGGCGCTATCATGCTATCCTCGCTACCGTTTCAGGACCACTCAATGGGCTCGTTCGTTACAGCCCTCAGGACTACGTTGATTAGGGCTAGGATTGCAGCTGATTGTTCCGCCGTCAGAGGAACTCCGAACTGCGCTCCAAGAAACATGCTCACTGCAGCAATGACGTTAGCCCACATCGTTTTAGACTTCCAGACTTGTACCATTCAGATCACCTTTTTCTGCAAGAATTGTATCCAACCGCGTTTCTGCCAGCTCTCGATCTGTGTATCCGAGAACTCCCATGCATTGTACCAAGGCCCTTTTTCGGCTGTGCCTTCGAGAATCCTCAGAAGGCCGTCTACCTTGATTCCGCCGACCCTGGAGCAATAGAACTGTTCGCTCACCGCATCACCAGAATACGAGAGTATCATTGATCATCGTGATGTTTCCAGTCGCATTGCCCACAGAGGCCGGAATTCCTGGCGTAGTCGTCGAGAAGTTCATGAGGTTCTTTGGAACGCCTACAGGTTCAGATTGGTCGAGTTCAGCCTTCCAGGACGTATAATGTCCGAGGTTCGGCAGCTCCCACGGCTTGAACTGTACCAGCGGCTCGTTCGTGGCTGCAATGGCCCTGGCACTCGAAGGGTCGACGTTCTGCAGGCCGAGCTTCTCTACAGGAGCTGACCTGAACGTGATTTGGTCGGATGGCTTGACCGCATGCGAACCTGCCACGAAAAGAAGCACTATAGCCAGAAAGATGCAGATCGCCCTCATCGCTTTCCCCCAAGCGTGCTGAGGTTCACATAGCCAGGAACACCCACTTCTCCCCTGCGTCTCATCTCTGCGAGCTTGGCTTTTGGATCGTAGCCATAGATCTCGATCCACTCTATTCTCGTGAGCGGAATACCGTCGTCAGGTGTAATGTACATCACATTCTCACCTTCTCCGATTACTCCCACCGGAAACTTCCACTCGAAGCCTGTGGGCAGAATGCAGCCACATGCTTCGTCTGCGGTTCCTGCGGTCTCAGGCTGGGGTGTGTTCGGTGCTCCACAGTTCTTGCAGATGAACTTCTTTGGCATAGCCGGAAGCTCCGTAATGGCTCCACAGCCAGCGCATTTCAGTTTCACCAAAAATATCATCTCCTGTTATCGTAATGCGGCGCTGATGCGTGATTCTAAAAGTTTCTGCAAACGCTCTTTGTTCGAATCCAGAGCGTCACGGCCAGCATGGGCCTTTCGCCCTGAGCGTGATCTCGGATCTTTGGGGTTCGGGTGTCTCAAAGATTCGTCGAACTCCTGGCGGGCCGCATATGGTCCAGAGCTGGATATCTCGTATCGCAATTCGCCTGTCTTTTCTGGATGTACGTGAGAAGCCAGGTCTCCGGTGCTGTACGGAATGGTCTCCATCCAGTCTTTTGCGATGTGCTCTGCGCCGTCGTTCAGAGCACCATCCGCCGCCTGGAGAATTTTTCGCCGAATATCGTCGCCGTACCATTTGATCACAGGTATACCTCGCGGAACCAGACCACTCCGTCCAAATCAGGGGTCTCGGATACAGCAACGACAGGCCAGTCACGGCCCGCAAAAGAGATTACATCGCCCGGCTTGACGGCCTCTAGGCAGCACAGCGTAGCTTCTGATACTACTTCGTCGCCGGTTCGGTTCACTACACGCCTGCGCTTCTGCACAAAGCGACAACTGATGGAAGCCGTGCTATATGTGGGATCATCACCATTGTGGCCTGTCTGATATTTCCACGTGGCCGTCTGGTTCATAGGGATTGGAGGCTGGGTCATACGGCACCAACTGCTCCTGCGATCCAAAACCGGAGCTTCTCAGTCGCTTTTTTGCTCAGGAGCTTGCCGCTAGAAGAATAGCTCTCCTGGACGCCGCCCAAGCTGATCTGCGTGACGCCCTGCACCTGATTCTTGCGCCTCCATGAGTTGCCCCATTGGAGGATTGCGAGAGCTTCCAGGCAGCACGCATCAAGCACTTCCTGAGGCACCACGCTGTAATCAATCGGCGGACCCTGGACATATGCCTCAGAATCATAC